AAAAATATGTCACGCAGCAAAGACCCTGATTTTGTTAATCGCAATGAGTTTACCGAACCAATGGATTTGGTGGCTATTAATGCTGAGGAACGTCAAATTAAAAATGAGCTGGATGAGATTAAGAGTGCATTTGGCGAAGATCAACGCTGTGCTACAGCTCTGATACATGAGCGCATTGGGCGCAGACAAGCTTTTAGCGCTATTGAAAAAATTGGTAATGTTACCAATTTGCTTGATTTACAAAAGATAAAAGAAACAAAGGCTTATAAAGGTTACAAGGCTTTAGTAAACGGAGAATTGGTATCCATTACCACTTTTGCAGAATATTGCGTACACGTTGAAGGTAGATCAAGAGAAGCAATAGACCTTGAGTTGCAAAACTTCCAAAAGTTGGGCGAGGAGCTTTATGACGCCATGCGCAATATAGGAATAGGCCCGTCAAACATGCGCAGTCTGCGCAAATTACCGGACGATGAACGTGTAGCTTTATTAGAAATTGCCCAAGCTGGTGATAAGGATTCATTCGTAGAACTAGCTGAAACCCTAATCAGCAAACACCAAAAAGAAAAAGAACTACTGAATAAAAACCTCGTTGACAAAGCGCTAGACCTGGAAGCCAAAGACCGCGTTATCAAAGACAAGTCTGAACTGCTTAACAAAAAAGTTGAGCAAATCGCCAGATTGGAAGCCGAGAAAAAGCAGGAAGTACAAGAACAGTACATGCCTGGGCAGATAGAGCTGGAAGCTTTGCAACGCTACTCAACCCAAGTGGCGGCGCAGGTATCTGCCAGCATGCGTAGCGCGATTATAAAACTGTTTAATGTCGTTAATGATGGCAAGGACTGCCCCGAGCACATGCGCCTGGCTGCAGCCCAATCATTAGGGTTGGTCATTACCGCCGCTTATGGCGTTGCTAATGACTTGGGATTATCAATTAATACTGATCCAGAAACAGCCGCTGAAGATCCTGCAAAAGCTGATTTTGAGGAGTTTAGCAAATGGCAAGCTACGCAAGCTTCTGGGGAATAGTCATGTTTGATCCGGCTTACATACAGCAATTAGTCAGCATTGCTGACCAAGTGTCTAGTGCCGGACATGGCAGCAAAGAAGATATTTACAAAAAGGCCTGTGACCAGCTAGGTAAAAGCAGAGCTACTTTATTAGCGCATTTGCGCAAAGTGGCCGTGGCTAAGCCGCGCAAGCGCAGAGCAGATGCTGGATGTGTAACCATGCCCGTTGAAGAAGCACGGGTACTATCAGCCTACCTTATGGAAGGCTACCGCAAAAATAACCGAAAGATAACATCCATATCTGAAGCCCTGGAGGTGTTGAGAATGAATGCAAAAATTAAAGCGGAACGCATTGACGATGCCACGGGTGAAATCATCCCCTTATCAGAAAGCGCTGTAGCCAGAGCATTACGCACTTACGCACTGCACCCAGACCAACTGCGCCAAGCCACTGCTTACACGCATTTAAAATCATTGCACCCAAATCATGTATGGGAAGTGGATGCCTCAGTATGCGTAATTTATTACCTGCCCGATGGTGACTGCTCTTTGGTTGAGCTGGACGATGCCGTGCATTACAAAAACAAACCCGAAAATGTAAAAGGCATTGAGCAATTTAGGGTTATCCGTTATGTGTTGGTTGACCATACCAGTGGCTTATTGCGGTACCGATATTATCCCCATGCTGAAAGCGGCGTACATACCGTCAGCTTTTTAGCCTGGGCAATGGCACCGAAAGCAGGTAATGATCCATTTAACGGCAGACCTACCATTGTTATGGTTGACCCTGGCGCAACATCCGGCGGACTGGTTAAACGCTTTTGTCACCGAATGGGCGCAGAATTAATTGTAAATAAAGTACACAACGCCAGAGCCAAAGGCAGCGTGGAAAAAGGTAACCACCTGGTAGAAACCAGCTTTGAACAAGCCATGCGCTTTATGAAGCCAAGGCCCGCTAACTTTGACGAAATTAACCGCCTGGCAGATACCTATCAGCAGTGGTGGAACGCTACAAAAATACATTCCAGAACCAACAAAACCCGCTTGGCAGTTTGGTTAACCATTACTAAAGAGCAACTGGTAACCACCCCCAGCGCAGACATTTTATTGCAACTGGCAACGGAAGAACCCATTAAGCGCCAAGTGCAGGGCGACTTATCGGTAAGCTTTAAAAACCGGCGCTGGGATGTCTCTAAAGTACCTGGGGTAATGATTAAAGGTGATGTGTATGTGCATTGGCATCCCTTTATTGTGGATACCGCCATGGCTGTCGTTTTTGATGCTGATGGCCATGAGCAACACTGGGCCCTGGCAGAAATCACGCAAGATGATTTTGGCTTTGCCAGCACAGCTACTGTTATTGGTGAGCGCTATAAAGACCGGCCAGATACCGTAGCCGATACCAACCGTAAGTTAATTCAACGCATCGCTGCTGGTACCGATAGCCTGGAAGCTGCCGAGAAAAAACGCGCCAGAAAGGATTACATCCCCTTTGGTGGCTCTATCGATCCCTTGCTTGCATCCAAACAAGAACTGCCCGTTTACCTACCTAAGCGCGGTACCGATTTAAATGTGGCTATGCCTACTACCGAGCTGTTGCGCTGGAACCAAGTAAAAATGGCTAAATGGTTGCAAGGCCGCTTAGGTAACCAATGGCAACCGGCTATGTATGCCGAGTTGCAAAACAGATTTCCAGAAGGGGCAACAGAGCCAGAGCTGGAGCAAGTATTAGCTGACTTAGCAGCAGGCAGATCGGCTGCGGGTAAGGCTAAGTTACAGGCAGTGTGAGGAAATTATGACAATACGAATGGTAATAACTTGTGATGGAAGAGGCTGTGTTAATGAATTAGAAACTTATTCTAATTCCACCTTATTAAAGCAAGCAATGAATAGAGGATGGGTAATAGATCAGGACAATCCAGAATATCAATATTGTCCTGACTGTTCTAAAAAAATAATTGCAGAAAAGAGAGGTAATTTAGATGGTTGAAGAAAACGAAGCATTTACAGCCGGTTATAAGGCTTATCAAGATGGAAAAATGGAGCTAGATAACCCACATCCATTTGAAACAGACCAGTTTACAGACTGGGCTGATGGTTTTGAAACTGCTGAATTTGACGAATTGGGAGAGTGATATGAAATGTTTCATCATTATTGAAGACCTGGAATCCGGTGGCGTAAATGTTACTCGGATGAGTTCAAAAAAAATCGGGGAAGAAGACAAGGTAACCCCTGCCTATGCGATTACTGAGTTTGCTGAGCACTTTTTAAGAGATATGTTTGAAGATGCTAAAAAAGTAGCTATCGCGCATCGCGCAACCAAACCGGCTGATGAACCATGCTTGCACTAAAAGCATTTTTGCTAAAAAACAAAATTAGCCAGGCTTTTTTGGCACGTGAGCTGGAGTTAAGCAATGCCACGATTGCCCAGTTGTTAAACCATGAACAGTGGCCGACTAGCCCTGATAAAGCTAGCTTGATTGCTACCATTACCAAGGCCTTAGCCGCTCAAGACTGCACTGTAACAGCAGCGCTGTTTGAACCCGTATCAGTTAGCCTGCCAGCTGCTGATACTACCCCTAACCAAGAAGGTATTGATATGTTACTACGAAAACAAAGTTTGTCACCAGCTGCAAAGCGGCATTTTAGTTTATTTAAGGACCCATTCGACAATGATCTGAATGACAGTGAAGACGTTTTTAGCACCCATGACATTCGCCATGTGCGCGAATACCTTTGGGCTACTGCTAAGTTGGGTGGGTTTATTGCCATTGTGGGCGAGTCCGGTGCAGGAAAAACCACCATCCGCAAAGATCTTGAAGACCGGATTTCGCGGGAAGATGCCCCAATCATTTTGATACAGCCTTATGTGCTGGGTATGGAAGACAACGATAAAAAAGGCAAAACCTTAAAAAGTGCTGCTATTGCCGATGCCATTATTACAACCCTGGCACCAACAGAATCACCACGGGCCAGCATGGAAGCTAAAAGCCGTCAGCTGCACCGTATATTAAAAGATAGCCGCCGTGCTGGCTTTAGCCATTGCTTAATCATTGAAGAAGCGCATGCGCTAAATACCCAAACTCTTAAGCACTTAAAGCGCTTTTTTGAGCTGGAAGATGGCTTTAAAAAACTGCTGTCCATTGTGCTTATAGGCCAAACAGAACTAAAAATGCGCTTAAGTGAAAAGTCCCCTGAAGTACGCGAAGTGGTACAGCGCTGTGAAGTAGTAGAGCTTAGGCCGCTAGATAACCATATTGAAGACTACCTACAATTTAAATTTAAACGCATTGGTACAGAGCTGGCAGCCATCTTTGATAAAGATGCGATCGACGGCATCCGCTCGCGGCTGATCTTTTCAAAAGCGACTAAATCTAGCCAAGAAACCATCAGCCTGATGTATCCGCTGATGATAAATAACCTAGTGACTGCTGCATTAAATCTTGCTGCATCGCTAGGCCAACCCCGTCTAAATGCCGATCTTATTAAGGAGGCGTAAATGTTATTTTTTGCTGTAATTTCAGTCGCTTTTGCATTTGGTGCTGCTGTTGGAGCAGCCCTAATGTTTCTTTATTTTGTTGAGAACTCAGGTGGTGAGCTATGAGTGAAGTTGAATTAGTTAACTGCAAGCAGATTGCAGCTATGCTGGGCTACAAAAACATAGCCTCTGTTTATCAACGCCGCAGATCTGACAGACGATTTCCAATAGAGCACTCAACCCTTAGAGTTAAAGCAGGTTCTGGCACTGTAAACATGCACTTTTGGAATAAGCAGCAGATTGAAAGTTATATAACCCTTTGCTCATCCAAAAAGGTGGAAAAAATAGCTGAGGTTAAAGGCTTTGATAATGCAGCAGCCATGCAATTTATAACCGGCAAACATCAAAGACCGACTGCTATTTCAACCAAAAAAACGACCACTGTACATATCATAGGGGATTGAGATGAGACCAGATAATAACCACGTAAAAAAAGCCGCTCAACACATGGAACTGATCAAGATGGCTGTATTAGATTTGTTGGAGCTGGGCATTACACCTACCACTATCAGGCTGGGTAAAACCCCAACCATTCATGTACTGGGTGATTCGGCAGTTAATCAATTTCCATCCTATTGGACTGGTCAAGTTATTGAGCACCATGAGCGCTTTATTACCTTTGCAGCAGTGCATTGTGGTGTGAAAGTGACATGGAGAAAACGCATTCCCAGTCGAGTGATTGATTGGGCAGATATTAAAAGCGAGGTGGTTAATGGATGAGTGGATAGCAACCAATGGGATAGAGCCAGAAGACTTTGAAGATAACGATTATATCTGGCTGTGTGATACCCGTGGAGACGTTAGCTTAACTGAAGCCTTTGGCTGTTTTACCTGGGATTGTTTCCCCTACTGGATGCCTGCTGATATTGAAACTCCTAACCGGCCAGTGGCGTTTAAAAACGGTAATAAACCCTGATGAATAACTGGATAGAAATAAACGGCCAAGAGCCGGATGAAATGAAAGATTCCAAACCGTTATGGTTTTGGATTTGCAATAACTACGGTCAGATAGCGCTACTTAATTGCACTCAAGATGTGTACTGGCAATATATTAAATTTTGGATGCCTGTTAAAACGCCGGAACTGCCTGATTCTAACTTTTTGAAATTTTAAGAGAATACGATGAAAAATATTTACATAGCCGATATGTCCGGCCAATTTATCCAAACAAATACAGAGGTTAAGCAGCTGCTTAGCCAGGGTACAGCAGTCTATAAAAAGAATGCTGTGGGGCACTTTGTACCGCTTGAAGCTGTTAAAGATGCTGATATTTTCCGCGATGATTTTGTGAATGAAATTTTTGCCAAAGTTATCACGCAACGTGATGAACTAATTAAGTTTAAGAAAAAACTGAATGAAGATCTGGACGCTTTTGTATCACTCGCCGCTGAACGTTATGAGATTACCGTAGGTGGCGATAAAGGCGGGGTAACAGTCTCATCATTTGATGGCCGTCGTAAACTGGTTAAAGCTTTTTCAGTGACCAAGTCATTTGATGAAGGCTTGGTTGCAGCCAAAGTCCAGGTTGATAACTGCATACATAAGTGGGCCGCTGGCAGCCGGTATGAAATACGCACGTTAGTTGAGCATGCTTTTCAGACGGATAAGCAAGGTAATATCAATATTGGCCGCATCTACTCGCTTATGCAGATAAAGATTGATGACCCAGACTGGGAAAATGCCATGAAAGCCCTGCATGAATCCCTTCGGCCCGTATCGTCAAAATACTATTTTCGGTTTTATGAAAAAAAGACCGGTGATAAATATGAATGCGTACCACTCGATTTAGCGGCTGTTTAGTATGGATGATGCAGATAGAGCAGACCGCAGCATGGCAGTCATCATGCAAGACAACCTGGAGCATGCGCACAAGGATGAGGTTTTAGCAGAATTTACCGGCTTTTGTTTATATTGCGAAGAGCCGATGAGCGACCCTGGGCGGCGTTGGTGTGATGCACAATGTCGTGATGATTGGCAATTGGAGAATATGGTATGAGTAAGTTGTATGCGTTGAATGTTGTCACGGGAGCTAATTCATCAGCTATTGCATTAGCCTTTAGCCATCACTTAAATAAATTGATGAGCATAGTGCCGCCGAGGAATTGGAATAAAGTCGAGTCAAATATTGATGAAACCCTTAAGTTTGAGTCTCCTTTAGGCGTTTACCCATTTTATGTTATCCGCGAAGTGCCTTTTATTATCTGATGAGTAATAACTGCACAATCTCATGCCCCTACTGTAGCAAAGATATTGACATCATCCAGGCCATGGAACTGCAAGCTGGAAATGATTGGACGGGGTTAATTGTTGGCTTGCATCCCAGCATGATCGGCGCTTTACTGCGGTACTTAGAATTGTTTAAACCCAAGAGCCAATCATTGCGCTGGTCTCGCCGGTTGTCATTAACACAAGAAATTATGCCAATGATTAAATCCGGTACCGTAACTAGAAATGGCATAACCCACGCTATGCCGCCACAAATTTGGGAAGCGGAAATGCTTAAGCTGGTAGCCAATCGGCCATCAACTTTAGTCTTACCGCTTACATCCAATGGCTACTTGTTATCTATCATGATCGGGCGTGTTGAAAAGAGCATGGCCATAGCAGAATCCAAGTTGGAAGAAAGCAAGCGGAATCGAGGTCACTCAGGCTTACAAACTGGCATGCAGCAAGCAGTGGAGCAGGTTAAAGCTAAAAACAAGCCACCTGAAGGCTGGCGACCTGCAACCATACCTAAAAAACTAAGTGAGGATAATAATGGCTGATTTATTAAAAATGGATGATTTAGACATTCAAATTTTGTTTGATGAATTAGGTGAAGTTCTTTTAAACAGAGGCATGCACCCCGATGATATTGAAGAGTACTTGGTTTGCGAATCTCAGCGGGTAGCCCAAGAATTGCGTGATGCAAAGGAAAGCAATCATGACTAATACCACGCATGCACAAACCGACAACCGCAAAAAATACTACCAATACCTGGCTATTGGTAAAAGCCAGCTAGGTTGGGATGATGAGTTTTACTATGGCATCTGGCTGCCCATGCAAGGCGCAATGTTAAAAGATGGCAAATACAGCGCTTCTACTTTAAGCATTACCCAGTTAGCCCAAGCCGTTGAAAAAATGAAGGCATCCGGTTTTAAAGTTAAGAAGGCTAAGTCCTCTAAAACCATAGTTAATGATGATAAGCAGATGCTTAAAATCATGGCTTTGTGGCAAGAGATGCACGGCCAAGGCATTGTGCGTAATCCGTCCCAAGATTCTTTGCAGGCTTATATTAAAAGAGTCACTGGCCTGGACTCGCCTGAATGGCTGTCATCTGAGCAAGCCAGCAAGTTAATTGAATCTTTAAAAAAATGGCAACAGCGAGTTCTGAATGGAAAACCAGCTTAATCAATACCGCGAGTTGTTACCGCCGCAATATAAAGATATCGCCCGTAACTGCGGCGAGGATATTGCTTATGCAGTCTGCTGGAATTTGGGCGGACTGCAGGTAAGTGTTCCAGGCCCTGATAAGTTAACCGAAAAACATCAGCTGGTTAGAGCGCTCGGTATGGACATGGCTAAAAAGCTGTGCGCTATCTATCAGGGTAATATCTTAAAGCCACCACGCTGCATTCAGGTTTTACGCGCCATTCGTAATGCCGAAATCCGTAAATTAATTAATTCTGGCATCAAAAAGCCAGTTGTAGCTGTACAATTTAATATGACTGAAAGGGCTATTGAATTAATATGCGCTAAAGAGCCCGCACCAAAAAACAATTCAGATATTTTTGATTTGTAAATTCTACTGTATAGTATCAGCGTTCATTCCTTATTCCGCCTGCCTTCCGAATCCTTTCGGGTACTGTAAAATCCCATAAAACATAAACTAACCGCAGTCACTTTGCGGGGAATTTATGGACGACATTAAATACGCTCACCAATCTAAAACCATTTGTTTTAACCTGGCCATTGGCATCTTATCGGTTATTGCAGACCAATATGGTTTATTACGTAATACCCTTTCCGATCAAAACTACTTATTTTTACTGATGGCAGTCTCTGTTATCAACGTTTTTCTGCGCACGCTAACTACTCAACCGGTCAAGCTGAAATGAGTATTTCAACACTGGCATCATTAGTAGTTATTTCTGCTTATACCTTATTTTTGCTTCGTCGCATTAACGCGACTTTTGCAAAAAAACACCCTGAATTTTTGTTAATCATATCAACAAGAACAGGCATCCTATCCACTCTAACGAGGAAGAAAATGAAAAAAATTAGTACATCTGTGCTTTATTTTATTGCGTCTTTACTGGCGCTTACCCCTGAATTAGTTGCTGCGGCCATTGATGGTACTGCAACGCTGATTTCCAGTGACCCGAATGTTCTTTTAATTGAAAACCTGGATGATGGCACTTTTAAAGTCCATGTCGCAGGCCCTGGCGAGTGCCAGCTAATTGCATCCGGCGATGCTGATTTAGGCGATGGCGTACAAACTATTTCAACTAGCTTTGCATTTACCGTGTTTGATCAACCTGCGCTACCTGATCATTTTGAGCTGACGACCTCGGGCTTTATTTATCGCGATACTGCACCTGCGGAAACTGCAGCTGCTGCAGAAACCGCGCAATAAATAATAATTTTACAACCCAAGGGGTTTTTCCCCTTGGCTTATTAATTAGTGGCTTCTATGAATGTAAGTTTTGATTTTAACTTTTGGACAGTTTTCCTATTCGTTATGAACTTTGCCTTAGCGCTTTGGATTGCTTTAAGCAATAGGGGCAAAGCAGCATCTGATGAGCTTAAGGTGATGAAAACGGATTTACAAAAATCTATTGCCCAATCTTCAGATCAAATAGGAAATCGGTTAAACCAGCATTCTGAACGCTTATCACGCATTGAAATGGATCTTGAAAATGCGATTAAAGATGATGATTTATCTGCAATACACCGCCGCGTTGATCCCATACTTGAAAAGCTATCAAAGCAAGAAGGCATACTGCAATCACTGGATAAAAGTATGCAGCACTTAACATCAATAATTATGCAAAAAGGCCTAAGCTAATATGAATGACCGAGCTGAAGTACGCTTACAGATACTTCTTATTCTTGGTAAGCAGGTTGGCTATGTTGCCAATCAGGAAGTATTGCTAGCCAAACTTAAAGAAAAAGGCTTTATCTTAACTCGTGACCAATTGCACATTGAATTAGCCTGGCTGGATAGCACTGCTGAAGCTATCGTTGATATGGTATCTGGTGGCGTGCATATTGCCTCTTTAACTGGTGATGGCCTGGATGTTATTGAAGGCGCTTTAGTTATTGGCGGAATCCGTAAACCACGGCCTGATGAGCTTGCCAAGTAATGGCCCGGCGATCAACTATAAAAACGGAAGTCCCAAAAGATATTAAGGATGAACTCAATGCTCGCCTAGTTGCGTGTGAATTCTCTGATTATGATGCCCAGACTGATTGGCTAAACAGCCGCTTGTCTGAAGTGGGCTTAGCTTTAAAAGTTAGCCGTAGTTCTTTGTTTCGATACGGCGCTGAGTTCCAGGAGGATTTTGAGCGCGACATGTCTGAAAGTCGGCAAATGTACGAGATTGCTAAAACCTCTTTAGCTAATAATCAAGATGCGGAAGGCGTGGTACGTGAAGCAACTATTCGCACGATGCAAAGCCGGTTATTGCGTCTATCTATTGCATTACGCGAGGCTGAGCAAGCTGGTGATGATGTGCATTTAATTGCAGAAACTACCACCAAAATAGCCAGGGCAATATCTGACTTAGGCCGTGCTGATATTCAATCAAATAAGTACAGAAGAGAAGTTGAAGCCCACATTCGCCAGCAAGAACGTGAAGAAGCCGCTGCGCGTGTTGAAACCGCAGCAAAAGCGCAAGGCTTGGGTGTTGACCAGGTTAAATTCTGGCGCGAACAAGTATTGATGGGTGGTGTTTAATGGCTGACCTGGCACCGCTGGGCGATACCATACGAGTGGTTGAATGGGATGAACTGCCTGATAGCGTGCGGTCCATCCCAGATAATTTTAATCCACTTGAATTAGGCGTTGCCATGCAGCATCAAATCGAGTGGATGACTTTTATTCATGATTACCAGTTGGCTGTTTGCGAAAAATGCCGTCGATCTGGCATCACGTTAAGTACCAGTTGGGACGATACCATTTCGGCAGCATCACAAAAATCAGCAGGCGGAATGAACGCCTTTTATATAGGCGATACCAAAGAAAAAGGTCTGGAATATATTGGCTACGTGGCTAAATTTGCTCGGATGATTGCCAAGGCACAAGGCATGGGCATTAGTGGTATTGAGGAGTTTATTTTTACTGATCAAGAAAAGCGCGGTGAAGATAGCCGCGATATTGCATCATTTAGAATCCGGTTTGCCAGTGGGTTTCGCATTGTTGCGCTATCAAGCAGACCGGAAAACATTCACGGCTTACAAGGCTCGGTAACTATTGACGAAGCGGCTTTGCATAAAGACGTGCGTAAAGTAATTGAGTCTGCCACTGCACTATTAATATGGGGCGGTCGATTACGGATTATCAGTACC